GCCTAAGCCTAAGAAACCCCTTAAAGATTTAACCAAGTACATAGAAGACTATGAGGACTACCTAGAATGAAAGATCAGTACGGAATGGACGTTTACCAACAGTATATCCACAAGAGCCGCTACGCTCGTTACATCCCCGAAGAACAACGACGCGAAACATGGCCCGAGACTGGAGAGCGGTACACCAACTACTGGAAAGACAAGGGCCTAATCAATGAAGCTGAAGCTAAGCGAATCACTGATGCCATTCTGAACCTTGAGGTGATGCCGTCCATGCGGGCCTTGATGACTGCAGGCAAAGCCCTTGACCGCGACAACGTAGCGGGCTTCAACTGTAGTTATATTCCTATTGATCATCCTCGCGCCTTTGATGAAATGATGTACATCCTTATGTGTGGGACTGGTGTTGGCTTCAGTGTTGAACGTCAGTATGTTTCTAAGCTTCCTGAAGTATCAGAAACTATGCACCCCACTGAGACTGTAATCTATGTTGTCGATAGCAAGATCGGGTGGGCTAAGTCCTTCCGAGAGTTAGTCACACTGTTGTATGCAGGACAAGTACCTACTTGGGATGTGTCGGGTGTACGCCCCGCTGGTGCCCCGCTAAAGACCTTTGGTGGCCGTGCCTCTGGCCCCGATCCTCTTGTAGACTTGTTCAAGTTTACTGTTGATTTGTTTAAGGGGGCTGCAGGCCGCAAGCTAAGCTCCATCGAATGTCATGACCTGTGCTGCAAGATTGCTCAGATTGTTGTGGTTGGTGGTGTGCGCCGTTCAGCCCTTATCTCCCTTAGCAATCTGACTGATGATCGCATTCGACGGGCTAAGCACGGCTCTTGGTGGGAGACTCACGCCCATCGTGGCCTTGCAAATAACAGTGCATGCTACACTGAGAAGCCTGACTTTGAAGCCTTCCTGAATGAGTGGGTCAGCCTGTATGAGTCTCGCTCCGGTGAACGTGGAATGTTCAGCCGTGTTGCCAGTCAAAAACAAGCAGCCAAGAACGGGCGTCGTGATCCTAATTGGGACTTCGGTACTAACCCTTGTTCTGAGATTATTCTGCGGCCCAATCAGTTCTGTAACCTGAGTGAGGTTGTAGTGCGGCCTAACGATACCTACGAGACTCTTCTTGAAAAGGTAGAGATTGCAACCATCATTGGTACCCTTCAAGCGACACTCACTGATTTCCGGTACCTCCGAGCTGTGTGGAAGCGCAACACCGAAGAAGAAGCTCTGCTGGGTGTTAGCCTAACGGGCATTCTTGATCATCCCGTACTGTCCGGCAAGAAGTCTAAGATGGATGGCATGACATTGCCCGAGATTCTTGAAGGTCTCCGAGAGCATGCAGTAGATATTAATGCCGAGTGGTCTCAACGCCTTGGCATCAACCAGAGTGCAGCTATCACCTGCGTTAAGCCCAGTGGTACGGTCAGTCAGTTGGTTGATAGTGCTTCTGGGATTCATGGGCGCTTCGCCGAGCATTACATTCGACGGGTGCGGGCGGACATGAGAGACCCCCTGTGTGGCGTCCTAGAAGCCGCTGGAGTGCCTTCTGAGGTGGACGTAATGTCACCTACCACCAAGGTCTTTAGCTTCCCTAAGAACGCCCCTAGCAACGCTGTGTTCGCCTCAGACCAGACGGGCATTGAGCAGCTAGAGATTTGGGATACCTATCAGAAACATTGGTGTGAACACAAGCCATCCATTACTGTCTACTATCGTGATAACGAATTCCTGCAGATCGGTAACTGGATGTACAATAACTTCGATGAAGTTTCTGGGGTTAGCTTCCTGCCCTACAGCGACCACACTTATCAACAAGCCCCCTATGAGGCCATTGATAAAGACAAGTACAGCGCCATGCTCAAAGAACAACCCACGATTGTTGACTGGGATATTGTCGAGGAGTCAGATGTTACTGAAGGCTCTCAAGAGCTAGCGTGTGTTGGTGGCGCCTGTGAACTACCCTGACATAACACACCTGTGCTTCAGGCATGGAATTATTTCTAAGGAGTATGGAGCTACGGGCCGGATGGTTGCCGGTCCTGTAGCAAACGAAAGGCTAGAGCATGTTGACTTTTGCCCTGTATGTGGGTTAGCATCTAGGGAACGGGTACAGCGACTCATTGAGGAAGTTAGTCATGATTGAACCTAACGATATTATTAACACTATGCTTGATTATTACGACTCAGATATAAACAAACATATCATGAACATTGAGATTATGTTACATAACCCCCTTGCCTTTCATGATCATGACAAGTTTAATGAGGCCGTTGAGAATCAGCTAGACTTAATCACTGAATCCAAGGACAGGAAGGATGCACTTCTGTTGGTGCAGGATTTTTTGAATGCTGGGATGGTGCCCTTTGCGTGAAGGTAACGTAGTAGGCTTTAGAATTTTCTTTGACGATACAGGTACCCTTATGTCTGAGCTAAGGCGCCTGCCGCAGGAAGATGTTCAGAAGGTCTTCAAAGACCCCTACGACCAGAAGATGATCAAGACCATCCTGTCTAAGGTCATGGAGAACTTTGAAGACCTTCACGATAAGATCGAAGTTGAACTAGATGCTCTTAACCACGCCTTGCGCGAGCAGTCTTAGCTGCAATCTTAGGAGGTTGCTTTGAGTGTTGCTTACCGGCTTTGGTATCAGCCCGCTTCTTGCGGGTGGTTGCTGCATATTCAGAGGACGTTAGAGACTCTCGGGCCTTCTTGGGTAGGTATCGCTCACCTGATGCTTTAGGACCCTGGGTACTGGGTTTCCCTGACTTTGTGCCCCACTCCTCTTTTGTCCATTTCTTTAAGCTTTTTTGTGGCTTTCTTAAGGCCATTATTTGTAACCTCCGCCTTTTTCTTTGTAGGCTTTCGCCAGCATTTGGGCCTTTCGTGCTGACCATTGTCCGGCTTTTCCGCCTTTGTCACCGGCTTTAATTTGTTCGAAGAGGCGTTTCCGCATAGTCGGCTTTGTATAGTTACCAGCTTCATTGACTCGGCTTTCTCCCCCCTTGCTTTTTGTTACACGTTTTTTCATTACCATTTCACCTTGTCAGCCCAATAGGCTGCACTCATCTTACCCTTCGCAATGTTCTTAGCGTGTCGAGCTTTGAACGATGCCCTTTTCTTCTTCATGGCCTCAGACTCACCCGCCTTGGGTTTCCCCGCAGTCTTAGCGCCCTGCTCACCAAACCGGATTACCTTTTCTTTACCGCCTTCACAGGCCTTAACCACATGGGATTTCTTGGGGTGCCCTGGAGTCCGCTTAGGTTTGTTACACGGCATCTTGCTTTTATCTACACGATTAGACATACTCACCGCTCCTGATCATGTGAGTGACTTCAAGGGCCCTGGTACCTACCTGCTTGGCCCAGCGGCTGTCAAGAAACTCTACTGCAGCTTCTTGATAGTTACCGGCCTCCATAGCCGCCAGAGCCTTTACAAACTTCTTCAAGCGAGGAAGGCCTAGGTTAAACACCAAGTTGATCATAGCGTCCCTGCGGGCCTCACAGAGGTTCCTATACCACGGGAAACTAGCATCCAGTTCCTCAATGCAACGATTAACATCATTCTGCAATAGGTATTCAATCTCGTCGTGAGATAGCCCAAGGCCTACGTTCTTATCAACACAGCGGCCAACACCAATGGTGGCATAGCCTAGGTGGTCATCGTATACATAGTGCTTGACGCCTTCATGGCGCTTGAGCATGTCGAGTAGTTTTTGCATTTAGTCCTCTTGATCGCCTACAAAGAATGGAACAGCCGCAGTAGAAGTAGCTGCCCTTCTAGCAACATCTTTATAGTCTTGAGCTAAAATTTCAGGATTATCTTTGATGTATTCCAATATCTTGATGGTTGCAGGAACAACATCATTCAAAGCAGTTTCGTATTTTGTAGGGTCTTTGTTAATGATTTTATCCAGTTCTTTATTCATTCCCTTGAAATATTTTTCTTCAAAAGCCTTACCAGCTTTCTCGCCCCCTCGTTTAACGGCTAAATTATAGACCTCATTAAAAAGTTTTTTAGCTTCCTGAGCTTCAGCAACAAAATCCCTTCGCTTAAATCCGCCAATAAGACCAGTCTTAAAGTTCTTACTGATCATCGGTTGAACCGTTAGCAAGGATCGTCCCCGAATAGGATCAATGTCTTTGAAGATATCGTGTTTATCAGACACCATTGAGAACACATCTCCAGTCCTAGTGTTCACGGCACTAAAGACATTTACCCCTCCGATTTCTTTTGCTACTGATGAAACATAGCTTTCTTTGATGTATATGAAATCATCAGGGCCTTCAACAAAATTTACTTTCTCTTTTTTAAGATAGGACTTTAAAACTTCTGGTGGTATAGACTCAAGAGAGTCCACAGGCTCTTGACCATTTTTCTTTCTTTGTTGATTATAAAAAGCAAGCATCTTTTTTTGCGCACCACCTCGTCCACCTTTAGGGGGAGCTAGTAACAATTTTAGTTTTTTAGCGCCTTGTTCGTAGCCGGTTGTAAAAAGTTCATCTCCTAAATTTTGAGGACCGTCAGGTCTTTTATAGACTATAAAAGTTTCGTCTGGTTTTTTAACTTCCCAGGCTTTAAATAGATGCTCAATTGCATCTTCTTGTACTTTTGTAGGTACAGCCTTTCCAACATTGCCGCCCTCTTCAATCGATGCAAACACATTACGCTTAAAACTTGCATCATCGAATGCGTCATCGTATCCATATTCATGTACCATAACTAGTGGATTTCGATCATGAATAAGGCCAATTTTTTCACCGCTCTGAAGACCGATGTAGCGCCCAGTAAGTATTTCTGCAAGAGCGTCACCAACTTTAAGCTTAGACTTTTTAGCTAAGGCCTTTACAGCCGTAGAGATTTTAGCGGGCGAAAGACCCGTAGTTCTCCTAACAGCGCTGTACCCTGGCCCTAGTGCTTCAACAACAGCCCCAGGAATCCTCTTTCCAAAAGCCTCACCAGCGAGTAAAATCTTATTTAAGGCAGTAGCCGTTGCACCATAAAAACCTGTAATATTTGTGTCTACAGATGAAGCAGTTCGATTAACGCCTCGTTCAATTACTTTAAACGCAGGGACAACACCAAGGATTTCTACGATGGCTAGTATGTTTTCTGCTGATCTCGGGTTTTCTTTAGCCCAAGTTGCAAGTCCCTGAGCTGCCTCGGTTTCAGAAATAGCCTGAGCAGCCTCATCCAAATATGGAATATATTCAGCAACACCACCAATAAGATCAGCGACAGGGGCAGTCACAAGAGAAATATCTGCGGCAGCTAAACGAGCGCCACGCTCTGCTTCGGTGATCTCTCCTTTTTCGTAAAGCGCGTTAGTTTGATTACGTTTTTCTTTAAACTCTTCCCACTTATCGTCCATGTAAGGAAACATAACGCCTTCAGAAAAATCTTGTGCCAGTTTAGCAGGAGTACCAACAACAGCCATAGTATTGTTGAAGTAACGTTCCGTGTCTGATATTTCTCCAGACTCAGAAAGCTCTTTGTTTCTTTCAAACTCAGACTCTAAATCTTCACCTACGCCTTGAACATAATTAACTGTAGCATTGGCTGCGCTTTCAATAGGTTCAAAATTAACCTCGCCTTCTGTTTGAGGATTAAACCCTCCGGGGATGTTAGCCATAGAAGCAACGCCCCTGAACTCTTCACGAATATTAGAATCTCCAAAGAGTTTTTCAGTTATGGCTGAGCTTAAAGCATCAAAGAATCCAT